CTTTGGATCTGCGGATGTGACTGTAACAAGTCATGGAAGCCTAAGGATGTCGTAGTTAAGGAAAGCAACAAGAGCAAGTGGAATAAGCCTGTTGTAAAAGCAGTTTCACAATCTGTTTCTGAAGAGGCCAGTCTAGGGGCTATTTCTCCCCTCACTTGAAATAAACTTTCAAAATAGGTATATGATGTACCCACGGAGTCGAATGACTCCACAAGGAGATACACATGTCAAAGGAATTAAAAGCAATGGCAGCCTCATGGGCTCGCTCATTTATCGCGGCCGTTGCAGCTCTAGTATCGATCGGTGAGACAGATCCTCTGTTGCTTATTAACGCAGGTTTAGCCGCGGTAATACCCGTAATCGTTCGCTACGTAAACTCCAAGGATCCAGCGTTCGGCCGTGTCGCATCGTCCGTACTTGTGGTCGCCGGAGACGCCGTCGCAAAGAAGGCAGCGGCAAAAAAGAAGAAGTAACACCCAGCTAGCACTCCCATCTTCACAGTGACGCTCATCTTCAGTAGGCGTCCTGAGAACACGGATGCCAACTGAGTAGAACGAGGCAGGCTCCGCCGGCAAGTCCTCTCCCCCTGCCGTGCGGGGTCTGTCTCCTTTTGTGTACAAGTGTACAATTGAAACATGCTAGAGATCACTCCTCCCGAGGAGCCCACCCCCGAGATCCAGGTTGACGAGCCTGTAAACCTTCGTCCTGATCTCTCAGAGATCGGCATCGCCGAGATCGAGCGCGGCATCTGCGAGGACACCTTTGAGAACCGCTCGCTCCTTCGCAAGGCGAACATGGGCTGGGACGCGGTGTACTCGACGAACGGTGTTCCGACCGGCCTGATCCAGGCACGGTCCCGCGACATGGCCACGGCCGGACGACTTCTGTCCCTCGCCGAGAAGAAGCCGATTCTTGTGAAACCTGACGACGTTAACTCCGACTACCTGACGGGCTTTGATCTTTTGATCGAGCCGAGCGCGGAGCGGATAGCTCCGGCGTGGGTCATCGGCGCCACTAAGATGTGGCGAAAGGAGCAGAACGACCCGATCGTCTCCGAGAAGAGAAAACCGACGTATCTTCCTCACCGCTGCAACACCATCAAGGATGACGGCATCCGCTGCATGCTTTGGAGTAGCGGGCGTCCGAAGGACGACGGTCTCTGCCGGGTACATCTCCGACACATCTCGAAGAAGCCAGGCGAGGACATCGAGAGAGCTCGAAAGAAAATTATGCAGGCAGCGCCGTACGCGGTTGACATGCTTGAGGACCTGATGCAGAACGCCGTGTCAGAGCCGGTAAAACTTAAGGCGTCCACGGAGATTCTAGACCGCGCCGGAATACGAGGCGGTGTAGAGTTAGACGCAAGTGTTTCGGTTCACGACGCACGACCTGCGGCGATGATCATCTCAGAGCGGCTTGCCCGACTCAAGGAGAACGCGATTGACGTTGCGGTTGAGCTTACAAACGACGGAGTTAATGACGCCCAGGCAATACAGGAAGCGACCGTGGTTGAGGAGAAACCGGAATGATAAACGATCTAGAGGACATCGCGTTTAAGATAAGAGAGCACGCGGCGTTACTGTTAAACGACGTCGAGCAGGCGGCAACGCGCGAGGAGCACATCCGGCTGTCCGCACGGGCTAACGAGGCGGAGGCCTTAAGTGATACCATTCAACGGCTACTGATATCGGAGCTTGATAAACAGCACAAGAGCGCATAGGAGTTTTAGTGACGGATAACGTTAAGGCGGTAGTTGACGAGGCGGAGCGTTGGCTTGGCTTCAGACCTGCCGCGAACATGGCAACGCCGTTCGGCGAGCTGTCCGGATACAACGGGCAGACCTGGGCAGGCATGTTCATTGACTATGTATTTTTCAAGGCGGGCGCGGTGATACCTAGCTGCGGTTACTCGCCGACAGGCCTGGCGGAGTTTGTAAGACGGGGACGGCTGTATAAAAATCCGAGGCCTGGGGACATCGTGTTCTTCTCATTTTCAGTGACGGGTCTAAGCTACGGCATGCCGCATGTCGGCCTGGTAAAGGCAACGGACCGGTGGAGTGCTGACGGGTTGGTAAAGACGATTGAGGGAAATATTAACTCAGGCCTGCCTAAGGGAGACCCAGGCTTGACGGGTGTGTTCGAGCGGGTACGGTCACGGCATGAGGTTCTTGGATTTGGCAGGCCTGCCTTCCGGCCTGCGATATTAAGACGGGTAGGCTTGGCGGGCAAGGGAATCGTAGACGTTGAGACGGTAAGGCCTGGACGACGTAATAAGTCGATCGGGCTTGTTCAGTCAGGCTTGGCGAAAACGGTAGGCCTGGGTAAGGTGACGGTCGACATGTTCGACGGTGAGACAGAGCGAGCATACGCGCACTGGCAACGGACGTTAGGATACGTCGGACCGGATGCAAGGGGCATCCCAGATCTTAGAAGCCTTCGAGCTTTGGGAGAAAGAACCGGACTGTTTACGGTGGAGGAAAGTAAATGAGCAAGCACAAGGGGACAAGCAAGACAAAACACCCGTTCAACAAGACCGTAATTAAGGACGGCCGGATAGTTGTAATTCGCAAGGACGGAAGAATTAAGGCTGACCTTGGTCCGTACGGAAAGAAGAAGCCAGCTACTGCTAGCTAGCTCACTTCTTAGTAGGACCTCTCACTAAGAAGTTTAAGCTCGATGCCTGTTCGAGACACCCTGTTCCAAAATTAACTACCTCCTGTTATAATTAAACTTCAATGACGAAAGGAGACAAAAAGACAGCATGCCAAACATACTTCAGGTGGCACGTTTTACGACACCCGTAAATCTAACCACGCAGGATAACTCACAGGAAAAACCAGAGCTACAACTTCATGAGTATCACAAGCTAATACTTGAGGCTCTTAGCTCTAACTCGCAACCTCTTACCTTGAGTGAGATCGTCGCGCACATAAACAGTAAGTCTAGCAAGGTACATCGCGAGGTAACCCTACGCTCGTACGCACTTCAACTTATTCGGATGGGAAAGATATTTTCCCGTACCGAGGAACCTAAAGAACGTCAGGTTCGCGCAGGTGGAGGAGTATTCCGCAAGAGCATATCTTCAAGACTTTACTCAACGTCAGACCCAGTTCCAACCCGAACAGTTACCGAGGTTATTCCTGGTGTTGTTCTTGTTGAGGTTAAACCATGGTCAAAGAAGAAAAAAGAAAAGCAGTCTGTTGAGGTAGAACTTATCGAGGTAGATGATCCAATATCCTCAAGCCCAGGCATGACCAGCAATGGCATGGTAGATTATCTAATTGAAAAGATCGTTGCTGAGCGTACCGCTGAAATTCAAAAGGAGCTAGACTCCACGAGGGCCGAGTTAAATCGCCTACGTGATTTCCTCAAGTCAGCTATCTAAAATTAGTTTACGGTTGCCTCCATGGCGACCTACCAGCTCTACGTAGTAAACACGCTCGACCAGGCTCATCATCTCCAGAGTGAGGAGCCTATCGAGTTCTATCAGGACGATGACCAGTGTGCTGATTGTGACGTCGTAGTTGGAATCGCGCTAAACAAGTTCTTCCCATGTGTCGTCTGTGTTAATGAGGATGACGATGACTACTGGATTGTCTGTCAGGACTGCGCGTCCAGCGTAATTACTCCAGGACAATAAAAAAAGCTCCCCGCGTTAGCGAGGAGCCTTTTAAGTTTTACTGATTACTCAGCGTCTACAATTGTGTATGCAGTTGAGACCAATGATGCCTCGTAGGCGTCAGGGTATGCAGCCTGAAGAATCTTGCGGTCAACTTTAGTTAGAGCGCGGTCTTTAATTTCAACTCGCTTAACTCCGTTGATATAACCAAGCTTGGAATCTCCAAGTAGTTGACGAATCTTTTGTTCGGCAACCTTCTTCTTTTCTTCAAGGACCTTTATGTCCTCCTTGGCTTTTGCAAACTCCTTGATTACTGCCTCCGCAGATTCATCAAGGTGTGCGACTAGATGTGTGACCACGATCTCCGTGGTTGTGGTTCTAACTGTGGTGCTGGCCATTTGGACCCTTCCCTTCGTCATTTATGCCCCCGGTTGGTTGCATGGATTAATTATATCAGGTAATACGATATAATAGACTTAAAACACCCAGGGAATTGGAGTTGTTAGGAGTCGCCTAGAATCCTGATATAATTGATCCTACCCAAACGACGAAAGGATAAACATGGCTGAAAAAGACAAGGTCATTGGTAAGGCTCTCTATACCGAGTTTCGCTCAGGTTCACAGACCTATCAGTTGATGATCACACCGGACGGAGTTAACTCCAACGGTAAATATGTGCCAGCGATGGTGTACCGACGCCAGGTATCATCGAGCAGACCACGTAGGGCATGGAAAAGCTACAGCCTTCCATCGCTAAACATAAACGAGTTCGGAGCATTTACAACGATGCCTAAGGACCAAGCAATTCAAACTGCCAAGGGCAGACTTGAATTTATGATGACAACCATCAACCAGATGGTGGGATACAAGTACCAGTTGTATAAGTTACCCATCGTAGTTGAGGTTGCCTCAGAGGACCTAGATGGAATTCGCCTTGGCAAGACACCTTACAAGGTACTAGGTCGCATAACCAGAGTTCGCAAGGCTCTAGGTTTCAGTGAAGAATTATTTGTAAGCTAATACCCACACCCAAAACGACGAAAGGAACAAAATGACGACATCACTTTTAGAGTCATCACTAGATGCTCTATACACAGACTCAGCCACCCCGTTGAGTAAAGTATTCATTGATGTAGTTGCCCAGCAACTAGATCCATCAGTATCCGCAGAACTCGATACACAGGTTATCGCTCAGGGTAAGGTTGGCAATCGACCAACCCCTAAGACGAAGGTTATTCCGGTGATATCAGCAGATGCAATCGTAGGAGAATCATCTACCTACAAGCGCCCTAATGGCGAGGTTTACCATGCACGCAAGTGGGGTGAGCACGACGATGTACTAGTCTTGCGTACCGCACGCGAGAACAACCAATACGTTCTTCTGTATGGTGCTCCAGGTTGTGGAAAGACAGCACTTGTTGAGGCAGCATTCTCAGATGTGTTAACAGTACTTGGTACCGGTGATACTGAACTTGCAGACTTCATTGGTGGATACGTACAAACTCCGTCAGGTGGATTCATCTGGGAAGATGGCCCACTTGTAAAAGCTGCCGAACAAGGCAGACCATTCTTTATCGATGAGGTAGGTCTTGTCGATCCTAAGGTTATGGCCGGTGTCTATGGACTTATGGATGGACGTGCAGAACTTACAATCACTGCAAATCCAGAGCGTGGCACCGTAAAAGCTAAGGAAGGGTTCTACGTAATTGCAGCAACCAATCCAAACGCTCCTGGAGTTCGATTGTCAGAAGCACTTCTATCTCGCTTTATCGTTCAGGCAGAGATGACAACAGACTTCCTACTTGCTAAAAAGCTTGGTGCACCACAACAGATCGTGACAGTTGCGCAGAACTTATCTCGTCGTCAACTTTCAGGTGAGTGTGGCTGGGCACCTCAGATGCGTGAACTACTTGCGTTCCGCGATATTGCAAAAACCTTTGGCACGAAGTTCGCTATCGCGAACATCATCGCCGCTGCCCCAGAACTCGACCGCCCCGTCGTTGCGGACGTGTTCACTCGGGTCTACGGTGAAGGTTGCCAATCAGCCAAGATCTAATTCCCCTTGGCGCAAGGTAGGGTCCTGGATAGGGTGTCCAGGACCTTGCTATTTACCTGATATAATTAACCTAAATGACGGAAGGAAAATAGAATGGCACACATAAAGATATCCGCCACACGTGCGGAACGTACACCTTCAGAGTGGCTGCCAGTTGGCGCACGCATTGGTGAGTTAGTAAATACCTGGGCAGGACGCTCAGACATCGTTGCGTACGTTGGACCAGGCGCCGGTGGACCAACACCTGCATGCTTTAATCCAATATGCGCAGAGGTTGAGATTAACATTGATGCTGCCTTTGGCGCAGGCGTCACACCAGAGATGATTGGTGATCTAACCAATCGCGATAACTTATTTGATTGGCCAAAAGCCTCAGGTGCAATATTCCATGAGGCACTACACGCACGTTACTCTCGCTATTCCCTTGAGGCTGCACAAAAAGAACTTTCAAACTACGAGTTCAATGCGTTCATGTCCCTAGAGGAGTCTCGTATCGAGAAGCATGGCGTTGATAACTTTCCAGGTAATCGAGTCTTCTTACGTGCATGTGCACTAGAGATAGTTCTACATGACGTTCAAGCTCAGGCAGATCAACACCTTGCCCATGGAGTTCGCTCAGTCGCAGGACTTGCAGCACTTACATGTGCACGCGTTGACGCAGGTTCACTTGATTCAGACGACGTTGCAGAGATAAAGGCGATCGTAGTTGATCACCTAGGTCAAGACATCTACGACGCTATTCGTGAGATCTGGATCAAGTTTCAAGCTCATGACAACCACACTAACCCAACGTATCTTTATGAGTTAGCACGCGAGTGGGAAAAGATCCTATCTAAACTTTCAGAGGATATTGGCGAAAATCAAGATGCCAAGATATCTCCTGAAGGTGCAAAGATTCTTATCGACGCAGTTATCGATGAACTTACAAAAGCTATCGAGGAGGCATCCTCAAACGTAGCCATCGCCACAGGTGATGAGGTTCAGGAGCAAGAGCAGAAGGAAGATTGGCAGAAGGTTGTTGATATGCGCAGTCAGGCTGCACGTCAACAACGTGATCACGAGAACGTTGCCCACGATGTATTCTCTAAGTCTACATCAGAAAGTGGATCAACAGGCAGCTCATCTATTCTTAAGGAGTCTCGTACTCCAACTCCTGCCGAGCGTGCAGCAGCAGTCAAGATTGCTCAACTACTTGAGAAGGCTAAGTATCGTGAGCGCGATGAGACTGAGATTCAGTCTATACTTCCACCTGGACGTCTACGCACTCGTGCAGTAGTTCAACAGGCAGCCTACAAGGCACAAGGTTCAATGATGAATGCAGAACCTTGGAGACGTACAGTTCGCAAACATACTGATGATCCAACTCTTAAGGTTGGCGTCATGGTCGATATCTCCGGATCTATGAGTGCAGCAATGGAACCTATGGCAGCAACTGCCTGGGCAATGAGTGAGGCATCTCGTCGAGTTCAAGGACGTTGCGCGATGGTCTACTATGGCGCAGGTGTGTTCCCTACACTTAAACCAGGTCAACACCTTGATCAGGTAAACGTGTTCACTGCTCCGGATCCTACCGAGAAGTTCGACAAGGCATTCAAGGCGCTTGATGGATCACTTGGTCTTCTACAAAGTACTGGCGCTCGTCTACTTGTGGTTGTGAGTGATGGCGTCTATACCGAGACTGAGCTTGATAGAGCTAAACACTGGGTTCGCGAGTGTGAACGCAATGGTGTTGCAGTTCTTTGGCTATCATACGAGGATCCAGGGTATAACCCTCATCGTGGATATCTTGAAAAGATTACAGGTGGCACAGCAACAGTTGTGCTAAATAATCTAAAGGATCCAGCAGCTGCCGCACTACAGATTGGCCAAGCAGCAGCAAAAGCTTTAGAAAAGATTGGCAGAAAGAACGCTGCCTAAACTATTCGGTGTGGGTGGGAAACCTTCCGTCAGATTGTCTGCCCACCTGCACCGGATCTAATTAACTAAACGACAAAACGAAAGAAGGACGACATGAAGAACAAGATCATAGTTGCGGCGATAGCCTCAACGTTAGTAGCTGGGCTGGCAGGTCCTGTTAGCGCTACACCACAAAAAACCTTGGTCATCATTGATTCAGGGATTAACTCTCAACTTGACTGGGTAAAGAATGCACTAGTCGAGGAGGCATGCTTTATTGAGTTCGGCAAGTGTCCAAATGGACAGGCGTCAATGACTGGTCCAGGAGCTGCAACTCTCTCGCTAAGAGATGCTGATAGAGATAGAACTTTTAACCACGGAACACAGATGGCCTCCGTTGCGGTTGCGGTTAACCCTGGAGTAAAGATAGTCGCAATTCGTATCGTAGGTATGTCTGACAAAGGCTTTGCCAATACGTATAGAACCAACGCGTTGATTCCAGCACTTGACTGGGTTGCGGCAAACGCCACACGACTAAACGTCGGCGCGGTCTCAATCTCATTAGGTCGTGCGTATTCAGAGGCAGCGTGTCCTGTAGAGGCAACGCTGCAATCTCAAATTATTGCGTTGAAACAAAATAACGTCGGAGTGTTTATCGCTGCCGGCAACAGGTCCAACCCAAACAAGGTTGACTATCCGGCGTGTATACCTGAGGCAATAGCTGTAGGCGCGACGGATATCCGTTATTCACAACGCGGCGTGACCGGATGGATATATCCGGTGATGCCTACGTCCAACGGAGGTCCGGATCTTGATCTGTACGTCCTAGGTAAGTATGACACCATTACTCTTAACGGCAGGCGTATACTTGCCGTAGGTACCTCAGCGGCAACGGTTGCGGCAGCCTCTAAATGGACTCAGTCCCTCTCACAAGGTGGTACGTATGATTCCGTATGGTCAACCATCCAAGGTGGGCTTGAAAAGGCGTACCGCTCGATGAAGGATGTAATACAAAAGCAACATAACCTGATATAATAGATACTAACGCGGCGAGGCTTCACTGGTGGCCAAACGAAAACCTCGAAACCTGCAGGGGGTCGAAACAATCCCAGCACTCGCCGCGTTCTATAAAACGACGGAGGGATAGGAACATGGCAACATATAGTTTTAGATTCAACGAGGTCTCGATGAACCAGGTCTGGTTCGAGGCTGAGAACGTAGCACAGGCACACGCGCTCATGAAACAGTGTGAGAACGGCGACATTAACATCTCTGACCTTCCAAACGCTCAAGAGCGTAATCGTGGAATTGATATAGACTTCAGTGTTTCAATGCTTGAGTCTGACTCTATTTCCTGATATAATTAAACCAACAACGACGGAAGGAATACCATGAGCATAGTATGTTCAAGTTGTATGATAACAGGCAACAACGTCTGCTACCATATCTCTGTGGGTGACGGTGACGAATAATGACGACAAAACAAGAATTAAAGTATATCTACGTTAATGGCAATAAGTTCTGTGCCACTGACGAACAACATGACTATGTCCATAGTTATGACCCTAACTCACTGTTAGGTGACTCCTATGACTGTCGCTACTGCGACGATTTCCAGGTAGGTTAATCATGAGTCTGTATATTGCCAATGAAAATGGAGACTGGTGGGAGTTTAACCCAGGCGATGTGCTATACATCATGCGGCCGGAGGACTGTCCTGCGGACGAATCACCGGACAACGATAAGTTCGAGGATGTAATTATGGAAAATGGAATTCAGGTCCAAGAACTTTATGAGGACCTAATCAAGCTTATTAACTCATAACCTGATATAATTAACCTTATAATGACGGAAGGAAAACACATGGCAATCAAACTTACCGATGGAAATGCCTTCGCCATAATTGGCGCAGGGCGACGCGAGCTAGAGAAGCTAGGACGCGACAACGAGGTTGCGGCATTTACCGCTGAGATGACCTCAGGTGACTATGACCACCTTCTTCAAACTATGTTGAAGTGGTTCCCTGATGCGGAGGTAGCAGTATGAAGGTTTCAAGAGCAATCCAACTTTTATCAGATGAAAACCCAGATTCAGACTTAATGATTCAGTGGTTCACAAAGGAGCACGTTGAGGGAAACCTAAACAAGGAAATTCCAGATGCTCACTGGGAGATGGCAGTTAATGTCTTCGACAACGGTGAAGTTTCAATGGAAGAATTTGAGGTAGTGCACTGCCTAAATAGGGCAAGTGAAATAGTAGGAGAGGAATAACATGACAAGCACATTACAGGTATTAACTGACTGTTCATTCAACAGTGCAATCGAGGACACCGAACTTGAGACTCTTCAGGATGCGGTGGGTGGACTTATCCAAGCTGTTGACCTTACACCTAGCCTAACCATGTGGTGCAACGAGGAAGGCAAGCTAATAGGCTTACCTGTCAATCCGGTTGCTACCGCAATGTGGACGCGCTACTTCGGCGAGACCGACGTTATCGTCGGCAACGTGATATTCACCGGCGGCTGTGATGAGGAAGGTAACACTACCTCTCTACTTGAGGATGACGCAAACAACATTAAGAAGTTATGCTCAAGTTATGTCAACGCTCTTGAGGGCGGATTCAAACTTGTCGAACTCTAAGCTTGCGGCTGGCATCTGGGAAATTAAGGACGTCCATACCGGAGAACGGATTACAAAGTTTAGAGCGCGTAAGCGCTCGGACGTTGACCGGATGCTTCGCATGGCCTCCGTTGGGTTAAAGCGTCCACTAACTGACTTTGAGGCTGTATACCTCACTGATTGGGAATAGCCTATATTTTACTTTATGGAATAAAACCTGATATAATTAACCCTATAACGACGAAAGGACAAAAATGGACAAGTACCCACAGAACCACGAGATCGTAAAATACGTCCTAACAGTAGAGGACCTAGAGGAAATGACGACCTACGGTGGAGATGATCTACAAACATTCACAAACGAGCAGATTGATCTTTTATCAGAAGAGATCAATGATGTGATAACTGATGCTATAACCGAGTTCTTAAATCATAACAGCAACTAATTGGAAACCTATGACCTATAAAAGAACTGTAAACAAGAAAATTGTAAAGAGACAGGTGAACCAGAGGCAGGGACTAACACTTCCGCCAGAAGTTGTGGTCGCATTGCACCTGTTCCCAAAGAGTCAGTTGCACCTGCGCGATGCGTACATCTATACTCTTCGCATGAAGGGTTGGACACTTGAATCAGTAGGGCAAGCTCTTGATCTTACACGCGAGCGTATTCGTCAACTTGAGAGCAAGGCTAAGCCACTTGACGCGATAACAATTCTTTCTAACCCAGGGTCATATCCTGTTCCTGATGTTCCAACAAGAATCGTTGAGGAGGAGATAGTCGTGTACGCGGAGCCTTCACCGGAAACATTAACTCGTCTTCTTGAGCTACAACCTCTTGCCGAGAAAGTAAGGTGGAATAGACCCCTTGGTCGTGAGGCCGCTGAGGAATACACACGTTTACTTAACTACGCACACACCGTCGAGGGAGTACCTCTGTACCGTCTTGCCAAACGTCTAGGGGTAACCCACGGAGCCTTGCGATTTAGACTTGTTCGCTATGGGTACCTAGAGACCAACGGTACAAGTAAGTGCTACACTAAGGTTCGCACGGAGAACAGGTTTTCAAAGTGAGTACCTTATACGATCTTGTAAATGTGTTTGATGGAGACAGGTGGCTAGGACAGTTCCTAGATATCGATACGGCAAAGGCATGGATAAAGAAAAACGGATACGATATATCCAAGCTAGAGATTAGTCAGAGGAGACCGGAAAGGAAGACATCATGAAGTTTGATCCAAACCTATTACAGATAGTTGATTCAGACTATCATCGCAACGGCGTTGGTGGAATTGGATTTCACGTTGCGTTGGTTGATGATCCAAATGATGGCGACACAAAGTTAGTCGTCATGTTTCCTGGTGAAGGAAACACCGCCGTCCTGTCCTTGAATAAGTTAATGGAGGAGGACATCTCATTCGGTTCAAACTCGTTTCGCGGTGACATGTATGATTCCGCACTGCGTCCTGAGCTTTTTGATGAAGACACAAACGAAGAACAAGATTAAGATTAGCCCATGGAAACAGCCGTACAACCTGATGTAAAGGATCCGTCGTTTACCGAGTGGGTTCAATGTGACTCGTGTAGAGTCGCCCGTGCCACCTGGAAGATCGTTGGAGACTCCGGTGAGTTATTTATGTGCGGCCACCACAAGACCCACCATGAGGCTGGGCTTACCAGATGGGCAAAGGAATTTATTGAACTGGAGCTAAAGACTCCAAAGTCCTGATATAATTAACCCTAACAACAGAGGGGGAAATTATGGACTACAACGTAAAGGTCAGCGAGGAAGAGCTACAACTTATTCTTATCGCTCTTGAGGGAAACAAAAACCTTCAGAAAAAAATTAAGGATCAATCCTGGGAACAGGTTCTATCAGCGTACGTTTCCTGATATAATTAAACAAACGACGAAAGGATGAACATGGAATTTTATGCGAGTCATGACATTAACGCGTCAGGCACATCACTTCAAGGATACATCACTACTACCCAAAGTGATCTAATCGACACATTTGGAGAACCAATTCGCTTTGACGAGGATACCGATAAGGTCACCCTCGAGTGGATAGTTCAATTTGACAATGGAGAGATCGCAACGATCTATGATTGGAAAAGATACGAGGATGGAACTCCAGGAATGAATGAGATCTGTGAGTATCACATCGGAGGAAAATCAAGAGACGTAGTCTCACTGATCAAAGAAGCAATGCACCCTAACTTCAAGGTTCTATCTTGAGTTGCCAATACTGTTCTCAGACTCCCGACGAGCACAAGCAAAGTCACGTTGATACATTGATGGACCTTGCCGCTCTTGTTGAACTTGGAGCAAAGAATCCTGAGTACAAAGATCTTCTTGACAGAATAACTAGGGACTGGCGTACCCATGCCCTTCCTCCCTGCAGTGACTTTGCCTACAATTAATCCGTTGTACAGAACTCCAACTACCTAATATAATTAAAGAGTTGGCAACCGCCAGCAATGACGAAAGGACGAGCATGGCAACAAAAACTGCCAAGCCCGTAGCCAAACCTGCGCGAACAAAGCCAGGGACTCGAGTAGAAACTCTTCCCCCTTTGTCACGTGGAGTTAAGCTACCAACAGGTTATACACCAGCGTACTTCCGCAAGCGTAAAACACTTGCTGTATTACGTGCGGTGAATAGCTCACACTACCTAGTGTTTAACACCTCAACAGGTGAGAAACTCCAGGTAGCTTCTACGAAGGAGGCTTCTCGCTTTATGAGCCAATTTCGTAAGGGAACTAAAAAGTTCCCAAAAACAAAGTAAGTTAAAACTCGGGTATGGCGCCTAAGGAGAAGTAGGCGCCCTACCTGATATAATTAAAACGACGAAAGGATAGTAATGACAAAGTTAATTAATGTAGATCACACTTTGATTAAGGAGTGGTCAAACTCAGATGGTTCATACGTGATTAAGGCATATGCGGATAACACCTATGAGATAATTGAAGATGGCGTAAGCTGCGGAGAACGTGACTTAAATCATTGGTACAACAAAAATGGTGCAGGTTTTAGCATGGCTGTTCAGCATGTTGAAAATGACATCAAGGACGGCTACCACCCAAAACTGGTAAAGTAAAGATGAGCTATTACGCAGGCTCAATGATGGGCTCAGGCATCTACTCTGAGGAAGTAACTTTAGAGATCGTATGTAAAGAACGATGCAATGACTGTGTTGATGGGCAAACCTGCCTTAGCGTGTGGAATGAAGATTTTCATACCGATGACTGGGGAAACATCAGTCAAGAGGTAACTTGTAAACTTTGTAATCATATGTACACAATCGAAGTAGAAAGAGAGTAAGTTAATGAGTATAGTAGCAACCCTATTAAAAAACAAGGCACCACAGGCAGCATGGCTGGTAACAGTTAAGGACTTAGCGTCCGGTGAAACTCGCTATGCGGCTCACACCTCGTTAGGTGCGGCAAAGAAGACTGCCGTGTTGTTTGCCAACAGCCTAGGTGACTTAAGTCGTACCCGTCTACCTTGGACCCAGGATGAGGTTCAAAAAGAAGAGGGAATCCAGTATTTTAGAGCAGAGGTTGACTCCTAACCTGATATAATAGTACCTAACGACGAAAGGAAGGTACTATGAGCATTGAGACACTTTTAGCGGATATATCATCCGGTGCCTATGACTCCTCCCTCGGGAAGATCAACGAGGCAGTTGCCCAACGCCTAAAGGCAGTTCGTAAGGAACGCACCATCTTCGACTATAACATCGGGGACAAGGTTAAGTTTAACGAGCAAACAGGAACTAGGTACATGGTAGGTGAAACCGCCACCATCGTTTCAAAGAACCGCACGAAGGTTGTGGTTCGTTTGGATAATCCAACAGGAAGATTTGCCAGGATAAATCCTGTCACCCGTCAGGTAGAATCCTCGAACGTGACCTGTCCGGTAGGAATCTTAGACCTAATATAAGACGTGACCTAGGCGTGTAGTATACAGTTGTCCTATACACCGAGGACTTCTCTACGGGGGAACCATGACTACTCTTGCGGCCATTCAAGGCGATGGCTGGTGCACCATTGGTGCAGACAGTCAAGCTAGCGACGAGTCTGGTTTCATGATGCAGATCGTCACAGGCAAGACATTTAAGAACGGACCTACGTTAATCGCAGGTGCAGGCGCTGTTCGTGGAATTAACATACTTCAGTTTGGTTGGGCTGCTCCTCGTTTCACCGGTAGGTCTACCGACGAATACATGACAAAGGTTTTTATACCAAGCATGCGGCAGGCTTTTATTAAGGCTGGCTACGACATGAAGGACGACGGAGACGTAGCATACAACGACAACAACTTTATAGTTGCGGTTAAGGGAAATCTTTACAGCATCGCCGAGGATTACTCATGGGAAAGATGTAAGCGTGGACTCTACGTTGCCGGTTCAGGAGGCAAGTACGCTCTTGGAGCTCTTGGAGCTCTCCAGGCTGAAAAGGCTAAGAACATAGATGAGGCTGAGAAGCTACTGCGAAAGGCTATTGAGGTTTCAATTCGTTGGGATGCGTATTCAGGTGGAGAAGTAATTATCATGTCTCAGAAGGGTTAGAAAACCTGATATAATAGACTTATTAAACGACGAAAGGACAAATCATGGACGTCAAGGATATGGTGTATGTAGTAAACACACCTGTGTGCGGAATCTGTAAAGAGGATGGTTTTGTTGAGGTTCCTTCAGTAGGATTCCTTCAGTGGAACTTTGGAATGCTAATTCAAGATGCGTTTCCTGATTTGGACAAATCACTAAGAGAACAACTTAAGTCTGGTATTCACCCAAAATGTTGGGAAGTAATGACAAATTACGGAGGAGATGAATAATAATGAAATTAGAGGATAAAAGCTTATACGCACCAGTCCATGACATCGGCTGGGACTTCCCCCTATGGAGTGAAATCCTCCCAGGATTGTGGCTTGGTGGTACGGATGATGATGACACTATTGAAACTAGTGTTAACACATACTTACCACGTGTAATTACAAAAAATGAATTTGATACGGTGGTCACACTTTACTCATGGGCTCAACCAGTTGACTGGTTAGTCGAGGAGGTGCGCTATGGCTTCTATGATTCAGAGATTAGTCACATCGATTTTGATGCGGTTGATAGAGCAGCAGAGTTTGCGTACAACGCCTGGAAGTCTGGTAAGCGCGTGTTAATTCGCTGTCAGGCCGGAATCAATCGTTCAAGTCTTGTCATGGCTCATGTTTTAATGAAAGATGGATATACCGCAAAGGGCGCAATAAATCTTATGCGGGAAAAAAGAAGTAAGGCTGTCTTATTAAATAAACACTTTGTCGACTATCTAGTTATGTCCGAGGAGGTTCCTCTTGAAAGATAAGATACATGTAGCATACGATGACGTGTATCTTGACTGGAAGCTAGGTGGTAGGACAAATGATTCACATCCTACTAATCCTGTGCGTGCCAAGTACGCGACACAACTTCTTTCTAACGACCACGAACTTGTTATCGTAAAACCAGATATTCAAGAAGGTGATCGAGCTAGAGTTGAATCTATTCATGACAAGGACTATGTTTCTAAGGTTTTAGACGAAGGTCACTGTGGTGAGTGGTATCCTGACCAGGTTGAGCTTGGAAAGGTTGCCCTTCACATGTTTGCCGGAACAGTTCGGTTAACTGAGAAGATGCTTGCAGGTGAGTTGAGAGTTGGCTTTAATCCTCAGGGAGCTAAGCACCACGCTCAATACAACCACAGCTCTGGGTTCTGCGTGTTTAACGACATGGCTTGGGCTGCAAAGGAATTTCAGAAAAATGGCATGAAGGTTATGTATATTGACTGGGACGCACATCACGGAGATGGCGTTGAAAACCTTTTGGCAGATGATCCTGATCTTGTGACGTGTTCTATTCATGACTCAGTTATCTTTCCTGGCACTGGACTAAGTGGTCACTCACCTGAAAAGGGAATATATAACTGGGCACTTGACATGGCAAGTGGTGATTCGGTCTTTATGAACGTAATGGGCGAGATCGAGATCCTGGCAGACAAGATAAAACCAGACGTCGTTCTGTTGGCTACCGGAGCTGATGCACATCGCACCGATCCGTTATCTACTCTTAAGTTTGATTACTACGGATATGAGTTCGCAGCTCGTACCGTAGGTCGAATTGCATCCTCATACTCTGATGGAAGAGTACTTATCGGAGGAGCCGGTGGATACCAGCCGTTCGATCATACTCCAGCCATCTGGGCAAGAGTTGTTGATGCGGTATATGACGAGGTTTCACTTTTCGCAAAAAAGTGATAAAGTATTACTAACCGCAAGGTACGTTCATGCCTATGCGGGGGTCTCCTTGGTGAGCCTCCAATCCCACCAGGTTGAGACATCCTTTCAGGTAAGTAGAAGCTGGGCGTACCTATCCGCCTAGCTTTTACTTTTTTAATGTACTATAGTACACATGGCAAAGAGTATGATGGAAAAATTAGCTCTCCTCTCAGAGGAAGAGAAGCAAGCTGTACTTGCAGGTTTCGATGCCGAGCAACTTCTTTGGGACTGGTCAGTGTGGGGTCGACCTGAACAGCAACCACCCGAGGGTGATTGGTCAATCTGGCTTTACATGGCTGGACGTGGAGCTGGTAAGACACGTACCGCCGCCGAGTGGGTTAGAAGTGAAGCGCGTGACGCAAGCAAAGGACAGAAGCGTTTTGCACTTGTAGCTCGAACTGCCGCTGACGTACGTGACGTTATCGTTGAGGGTGAGTCAGGAATCATTAACGTGACTCCGCCAAGTGAGCGTCCACTGTACGAACCATCGAAAAGAAGATTAACCTGGCCAAATGGAAATACGGCTACATGTTTTACGGCTGACGAACCAGATTCACTTCGTGGTCCACAATTTACACATGCCTGGGGTGACGAGGTTGCAGCCTGGAGACAAACTCCCGATGCGGCAGGTATGACAGCATTTGACAACCTTCGCGTTGGTACACGTCTTGGAGCCAACCCAAAAATTATGATTACAACAACTCCTAAGCGTGTTCCACTTCTTTACCAGCTTATGTCCGAGGCCGAGAAAACAGGGCGAGTAAAGATTACACGTGGATCAACCATGGACAACACCGGAAACCTTTCTAAGACCTACCTGGACGCAATACTTGGTGTATACGAAGGTACACGTCTGGCAAGCCAGGAACTATACGGCGAGATGCTCTCAGACGTCGAGGGAGCTCTATGGACACAGGAACTTATTGATAAGGGCCGTGACATGCAGTATCCAATCGGAACTCCGCTACGCTGCATCGGCGTAGATCCATCCGTGGCTGAAAATCCACGAGACGAGTGTGGCATCGTTGTCGTTGCATCAACAGGTGAACGAGATCTTTACAAGCGTCAGAGCTGGGTTCTTGAGGACGCATCAATTCACGGCTCACCCGACGTGTGGGCAAACCGAGTAGTTCAGATGGCTCGTAAGTGGGGCTGTCCAGTTGTGGCTGAGGTTAACCAAGGCGGTGCGCTGGTTCGTAATGCGATTAACACGATTGACCCAACGGTAAAGGTTCTTGAGGTACACTCCAAGTACGGCAAGGCTCTACGCGCCGAGCCGATAACCTTGGCCTACGAGCAAAGCCGCGTTCACCACGTGGGCTATCTTGGAGACCTAGAGTCCCAGATGTGTGCCTGGATTCCTGGCGAGGGTAAATCACCGGACAGAGTCGACGCGCTGGTCCATGCCCTTACCGCGCTACTGATCAAGCCTCCCTCCGGCTTTATGGGTGGAAAGATCAAGGCCAAATCTCCAGCCCATAGGAAGATCCCGAGTTTCAGGGGCAAAGGTGGGTTCTCCGTCAGGTAGATCCTGATATAATTAACCTATAAACGACGGAGGGATTAAAATGATAAACGTTCCAGGAAACCAAACTAAGTACTACTATACACTTAGTAACGGTGAAACCATCTACCAATATTGCCGATCAGAGGCAGAGGCTGAATCATGGGCCGAAACTTATACCCGTAGCCAATTCCTTGCGGACAAGGTCATCACCTTGGTGACATGGGGAACAAAGAACTAATCTTCCCTACCTACCTGATATAATTAATCCAAGGACAAAACGACGAAAGGACTTCCCCATGAAAATCAAGATAAATAACTTTAGAGGTTATCGGTATCGCAGATACGCGGTTGCAATGAAGTTCGTTGCCACTGCCTGGGTTATCTACTCAGCGATGTTCTTCTTTGCAGGTGAAAGCTTACTAACGTTCGTTGGCGCAGTTATCATGGGAATCCTAGGATTCTTCCCAGCCATGCTTCTTGCCGCGGCGATGGATGACATCGCGGACACCGAGTTCGCGAACCGAGAGATGGGAAGATAACCATGGATCCACTGTTTAGCATCGAGACCTACGATCAATTTTTATCGATCTTCATAAGAGATCTGATACTAATTGACATCAACATGTTTTTAATTCTTGCGGCTGCCCTAGTTGGTGTCGCCGTAAAGATCTACCGCTACAGGAAGAACACCGTAAAGGTTGAACCCTTACTTGGCGTCGTAGGTCCAAGAAAAAAGAAATAAGGAGTAAATATGAAAACTACAAGAGACACATCTAAAGAAATTGTGGCAAGTGAGTGTAAGTGTATCGTTTATCATCCGCCTGTAGGTGGAACACACTGGATACAGCTGGTCCGCGAGTTCAAGCAAACAGGAAATATTCTAATCGGATATCAAGTGTGGGGTAAATGCGAGGCAAGAGATGAAGAACAACTTCAACCTGGCGAGCGCATGTGGGGTCCACAACTTGCCGGACAGGTAAGGAAATATGACAAAAAGGTTTTACAAGAAGAGGAATAAGGAATATATTCTTCCTAAGGACGAATACGGAGGACCAACATGCTAGGCACCAACCAGCGTGAACAACGCTATGTCTATGACACCTGTTCCTTGTGCGGTGAGACAAACGTGCTCGTCTACGAGCTTGACGAGAGACTTATGTGCGCGAATGACTACAAGAAGTTAACCGCGAACGTAAACTTCGTCCAACACTGTGATAGGTGTGATCGTCCGAGTGCATTTAGAGATCCTGTGCACAGACGAAACGAGTACCTGTGCGGTGCGTGTCACGAGGATGATGGATTCGTAGTTCAGACAAGCGTCACTAAGCGAGCGCTTGTAGCTCTTACCTCGGCCTTGAGAAAGACTGAGAAGCTTGAGTGCTACGCTGCAAACTACGGAACCGAGTGTGATAACAACATAAAGCCTAGGGGCGCATGGGGTGGAAAGGTACTATGCAACAAGCATGGTAAAACTCCTCCTAAGCCGGAAAAGGCAAAGAAATCTTGAGCAGTACCACTTTGCTCAAAGAGGCAGGCGAGTTAATAGTGCGTTCGCGTGTCTTGCTTTATCCAGCACTAAAATGAAAAACTACGAAAGGAAGACCAGTGTCAACAATTACACCTACGCAGGCTGCGTCACTGTATACATCGGGTAAGTCCGTGGTGGAGGTAGCCCAGGAGCTTGGAATTACGTACGGCAAGGCTCGTAAGTTAATACAGGAATCAGGCACCGAGATCCGCAATACCTCCGATAGACTTAAGGGTAAGACCCGAAAGGCTAAGTAGTGAATAACCTGCTGCTAGTTTTACGCGAGCTAGCCTGGCCGGCGATAACATCCGCTGGCTCCGCTGGACTTGCCGTTCTTGTGGCGCTCAGTTCCCCTGAGAGGGGTTCCTTGGTCCTAGCCCTAGGGTTAGCCTCGGTATCCGCGGCGTTATTGGCTCTAAGGAGCTAGAAGTTCATAAATTGGAGAAACGGGCGCCCTACGGGTGCCTGTTTCACCCAATCTGTGGTATAGTTATACCTAATGGGCAAACAGCCCAGCTACGGAGAGACGGAGGACCGACATTGTCATCCCTTCTTATCTCCGGCCCTATGCAAGCGGTAGAGGACAGGCGCAAGCTTGAGAAGCATAGAGGTAGCAAGAAGCTTGGCAGAAACTTGCCAGGTTGTCCCATCCCTAACCTAAGGAGGCGAACTAGCGTTGCAAATCACAATACGTGGCATAGCAATGTCGACAGCGGCCTATATTTCGGCACTAACGATCGGCGTACTTATGGTGTTCAACATGAACGCCAGCTCGGCGCTACAAGCAATAACAACTACTGAGCCTGTGTCTACCCCTGCGGTAGTCACCGACCCACTAGTTAAATACAAGGGAGTTAAATCCCTTGAGAACGACCAACTCATCGAGCTTCTCGATGCGGTGGGCTTTACGGGCAAATCACTAAAGGTTGCCTGGGCCGTCACCAAGAAGGAATCAGGTGGACGTCCTGTAGCTCACAATGATAACACGAGAACCGGTGATAACTCATACGGGCTGTTTCAGATCAACATGATCGGAAGCCTGGGTGCGGATCGACGTGAGAAGTTCGGACTAGAAACCAATAACCAGCTCTTCGACCCTGTCACAAACGCACAGATCGCGTTTCACATGACAAAGGGTGGTAAGGACTGGGGTGCATGGGGACTAGGTCCAAATGCGTACGACGGTACTCCACACGAAACAAAGATCACGGAGTTCATGTCGGAGTTTCCCAAGTCAATAGGAAAGTCTTAGATTAAGATAAACCTATGGACCAAGAAAACTTAGACATAGACAATATCCCTGCGGTAGTTGATGAAGCCCCTGCGGTTGTCATTGACATCCCTGCGGCACCAGCTCCTGAACCTGTAGAGGTTGAGGAACCTAAACCTGTTGTCGTCGAGGAACCTAAACCTGAACCTGTTCCTGAGGTTAAGCCAGTGCAAGTCGTGGCTAAGCCTGCAGAGAAACACGTCATCGGTAAGGGCGACGCAGATGATGTATACCTAGCCAAATGTGTATACAAGAATATCTATGAGCGCAAGTCACTAACTATCCACCACCTACAACGTCGCCTAGAGGAACTAGGATACAAGGACGTTATTGGTGACAAGGATGGATGGCTTGGAGATCTCACCATGATGTCAGTTGAGAAATTCCAAAAGGACAAAGGCTTGGCTGCTACTGGAAAGGTAGACGCTGACACCTTTAGGAAGATCTTTGAAGGCGACTCAAACGTAAACGTCGTCTTATAATTTAGAAAGTTAAGAAGGACCATGTGTCGCAAGGCGCATGGTCTTTTTTATTGTAAGTTTCTTAGAATATTTTTTTATCTTAAAAAATAGTTGGAGACGTTTTGGAAAGTCTCTCTCCCTATACGAGGCCGTCTCTCACGTCCAAGGCAGTTAACCTTAAGGTATCAAATAATCCGAAATGTACATCATCTTATCACCGCAAAATGTACACATCGGCAAAAGAGTATGATACGGTATCTACATGCATACTCCGGATCTGCCAAAGAGCGAGCAGGAACTAATCGCCACTCTGTCAAAGGAAAGTTTGTGGAGAAGGGTGCAGGATCTTAGTGAGGCAGGGTGGACGTTGCAGTCCATTGCCGATGCGTTTGATCCACCGCGCCGCAGGTCAACCGTTCGTTCCTGGGTAGTTAAAAAACTTCCGGAGACAGTCGTATCCCTTGGGAACGTTCCGACACCTCCTGTGAAGAAGCCAAGGTCCGTGAGACAGCGTCCTAAGTCTCCTGGGATTCCACACGACGAGCAGTTGAGAATCGCGAGACTTTCACCGCTGGCAAGACGCTACAGATCTCGAACAACTCCGTCGTCCTCTTCTTTCACCGCGAATAAGGAACTCACCGTGATCGCAGGACAACTCTATCTAAAGGGT